GTCCCAGTCTGTGTTAGCAATCTCCTTGTGTATAGGTGCTTGTAAGATCATGTATAGTTCCTTTTTGTTTGTTTAGTTGTTGCCCTGTGTAGTAGCTAGAATCATGCCAAGGTCCTTGTGCCCTGTGCTTTAGTACAAGGCGCTTGCAGTGTATAACTTATAGGCATCTATTGTAAAAAAGGGATAAGGCTCTGGCCCTAGGAAGTAGGAACCTGCGCGCGTGTTCACGCATAATGCGCACGCGTAACGCGCTCGCGCACGAAAAAGGCCACCCAGGGCCCAAGAGTTTCTAGGGGGCATGGGCGTATTAGCTCGGACCTCTCCCCCAAAACCAATTTCACCAAATAAAATGACGCAAGACACCATTCCCACTAATCCACTCCGCGGACCCGTACCGCGCAAATCTCACTGGCAACCCACCCCTCAAACCATGCTAATTCAAACAAAAACGCGCCGCTCAGCTCTTTTCCCTGGCAACCCTGGCCCAAGTACCCCTATACTTAAAACAAGCTCTCAGAGGGCCTCCAGTTTTTTTTTCATTGTTTTCTTCGCTGGTACTCGCGCCTCGGTCCTCTGGGAGTGATTATTATTCTCATTTACAAGAAATCGCTTGCAATCGTCCTTAATCTTGGAATAATATTCCTGAGCATGTTTATCTTTACCCTGGTGTGCGGCTCTCGTGCTTGTCGTCCCAGGGTTTCTTTTTAGCTGGAGACAATTTTGGGGGATTCTGAGTTCATAACACTCAATGAAGATGGCGTATTAGTGGCTATAAATTACCACACTGGCGAAACACGCCAACTTGACGCAGCACCCAATCCAGTTGAAACAACAGAAGACCGTTATATCAAGGTTAAGAACGAAGAAGGCGAGCTTGTTTGGATTCCGCGCACCGCAAGCAGCGAAGATATGCGTAAATTGCAAGGCAAGCGCTTCTCATTCCCTTATTCTCCATTGCTGGCGGACCGTATTTGCGAGATGGTGACCGAGGGAAAGACAATCACGGACATATGCAAGATGAACAATTACCCGTCTTATTCACAGTTATGCAAGTGGCGCAAGGAATTCCCAGAGTTCCAGGAAGCTTTGAAGCAAGCACGAGAAGACAGGGCCGAGATAATGTTTGATAAGGCCATACAAGCAGTAGAGAGCGCTGGTACAGATCGAGACGAGATAAACCTGGCAAAAGCCAAAGCCGATATTTACAAGACGGCGGCAAAAGTTTACAACCCGAAAGACTATGGTGACAAGCAACAGATTGATGCTAAAGTTGCAAGCACGTCCTTTGTACTGGAAACAGGGATACGTCGTCCAGGAGACGAGGGATATTTTACAGATGAAACAGCTAAGATAAGAGAGGTAAATAATGGAGATGTTTGAGATTCAAGCGGAGATTAGTTCCGACTTTGACGAGATGACGGTTAAGTTAAAGACAACTGACGAAACAGAATTATGCGCTGAAGGCTGTGTCAGAACATTGCTTGCGTGTGGGGAAAAGTTAGCTGGGGATTTTGAGATTGATTTTGCAGGGTTGTTGGAAGAATACCTTGGGGAAAAACATATCAAAGAAGTACGAGAGGAAATGCACTAGATGTTGACCCATCGTATATGAGCATGTATAAATGCACATCGACGGAGGAACAATGGCTAGGAAAAATACAGTAGAAGATTTTCATAAGAAGTACACGAAGAAAAGAAATGGTTGCTGGGAATGGCAAGCAGCGAAAAATAGAAAGGGATATGGGCAGTTTAGTTATTTAGGTAAGTTATATATAGCCCATAGGTTCCTGCTACAAATAGAAGGAAAGATACCAGATGGATACTGTGTATTGCATAGTTGTGATAATCCTAGTTGTGTTAACCCTAAACATTTGTCGATAGGGACTAACCAGGATAATGTTGATGACAAAATGGCTAAAAGAAGAGATAAGAAGAACACAGTAACACATTGCAAGCATGGGCACGAGTTTACTGAAGAGAATACAAGAATTAGAAAGTCTGATAATTCCAGACAATGTAAAACCTGCGAACAACAACGATGCAAGGATTACTACTGGAACAGAGGCGGCAAAGCCAAGAGACAGGCATACGATAAACAAAGAAGATCGTTGGAAGGAGGTAAGTGATGACATCAAAGATAATCTATACAGGTTATTATCCAAGAGCGCACCAAGAAGCTCTACACATTGCGCTTAGGCGTTTCAATGTGATTGTTGCTCATCGCCGCTGACCGCTTTGGGAAAACGGTTTTTGCGATTAATGAAATGGTAGACCAAGGTGTGCGGTGCAAGCTTCGCAATCCTCAGTATGCGTACCTTGCGCCTACATACGGGCAAGCAAAGAGGGTTGCTTGGCAGATAATGAAAGATGCTGTTAGAGGAATCCCTGGCGTTACAATAAATGAATCAGAACTTAGAGTAGATATACAAAGAGAGCATGATAGGATTCGGTTTATGTTACTCGGCGCTGAGAATCCTGATACGCTTGCAGGTCTATACCTCGATGGAGTTATACTCGATGAGTTTGGGATTATGTCAGGAAGTGTCTGGGGAACGATTATTAGACCGATGCTTTCAGATAGAAAGGGCTGGGCTATATTTATAGGTACACCAAGGGGAGCTAACGCTTTCCAGAAGATGTACTTATTTGCTAAAGAGGCTATGAAGAAAGCTGGTTCTGAGTGGTTTGGAGCTATGTATAAAGCTTCTGAGACGGGGATTGTGCCTAAATCAGAGCTAGAAGCGGCTCGTTCCACGATGACCGAGGATGAATATAACCAGGAGTTTTTATGTGATTTCGGGGCAGCGCTTGCAGGTGCGTACTATAAAAGACAATTTATTAGAGTTAATAAGGAAAACCGTATTACTCGTGTACCATATGAGTCTGGTTATCCCGTTGATATTTCTTTTGACCTTGGCATTGACGATTCCACAGCGGTTTGGTTTATACAAACAATCGGAAGAGAAAGAAGGGTTATTGACTACTATGAGTGCTCTGGGAAAGGCTTTGACGAGATTGTGCCGGAGATTCATGAAAAAGGGTACATGTTAAGATTTGCTTATCTGCCTCATGATGTGATGGTGAGATCCCTGGAAACTAAGAAGACAAGACTTGAAACATTGAAAAAGCTAAACCTTGTACCTAACAGGCATAACTATATCGTTGTGAAACGAAGTTCTGTTGAAGATGGGATTAACGAGGTTAGGAATATCTTTAGTACATTCTGGTTTGATGAACACAAATGTAGTTACGGAATAGCTTGCCTGCAAGCATATGAACGTGTGTTCGATGCTAAAGAGGGAGTGTTTAAAGGTAGGCCAAGGCACAATTGGGCTTCACATGGCGCTGATAGTATGAGAACATATGCAATGGGTCTTATCTCAGAGGAAGAGATAGAAGGCAGGGATTTTCTGCCAGACCAATTAGAAACTGACTACGATGTATTCGGAGGAATGTGATGGGTATATTTGATGATTTAATTGAAGCTGCTGAGAATACTGCAAGCGTATTTGTAGGAAAGGACTCTTTAATTGACCAAGCGTTTGGTTTATTTGAAAGAGGTGAAAACCTTATAACTGACGGTACTTTTGAGACAGACGCTCAGATTGATGAAAAGAAAAGAAACGCTAAGATACTTGCCAATGCAAGCAGGAACAAAACATTGTTCAATGAGATAATGCAAGATCAGACCATATCTGAAGTAACAAGGGGAGAGTTGTTGAAGCGATTTGATACCCTTGGCGTTTTAGACGATGGTGCGTTTAGTTCTATTAGCGGTACGTTTTCTCAAGCAAAAGAGGGAATTGGCTCTAAGTTTAAAGCAAGACAAGCAACAGAAGAATTTTTACAGATAACCAGAGACAAGCCAGGTCAGAAACAAACTCGTTTCGTGGATAGTGTTTCTAATTTAGGAGTGTAGCTATGGCTATGAAGATGACCCCTGAGCAAATTATTCAAATGATGCAGACGTTAAAGTCTGAAAGATCAGTGTGGGAAACTCACTGGCAAGACTTAACTGATATGATGTTACCTAGAAAGAATGACATTATCCGTACTGATGAAGTTAAGGGAAGAAAAAAGGGTATCGAACTTTACGATAACACCGCGATGAACTCGGCTGAGCTGCTTGCAGGTGCATTACATGGTTTATTAACTAACCCTTCCCAGCAGTGGTTTGAACTAACGACTGGCTATGAAGATCTAGATGCCAACGATGATGTGCGTATTTACTTGCAAGGCTTAACAAAGCGTATGCATAACATTCTAAATAACTCCAACTTCCAAACAGAAGTTCACGAAGTGTACTTAGATGAAGTGGTACTTGGTACTGCTTTCATGCACATGGATGAAGACGATGAAACAGTTGTTAGGTTTCATGCCAATCACATTGCCGAGATGTTTGCGGTTGAAGGAAACAAGGGATTCATTGACGAGGTTTATAGAAAGTTCAAGTGGACTGCTAGAAAGCTGGTACAAGAGTTTGCTCCTAACGATGCTGAAGATTTAGAGAAGGTTGAAGAGAAGCTAGGTAGAAGTGTTGCAAGGGCTTTTGAAAAGGGTAAGAATGATAAGTTCATTGTTTACCACGCTGTTTACAAGAGTGACTTCAGAGAGAAAGCTAAACAACCATATACTTCCCAGTACATTTTAGAGCTGGAGAAGAAAGAAATTCATGTGGGTGGTTTTAGAACTTTCCCTTATATGGTTCCACGCTGGACTAAAGCAACTGGTGAAACATACGGTAGAAGCCCTGGAATGAACGCTTTACCTGAAGCTAAGACGTTAAACGCGATGTCGCTTGCGGTATTGAAAGGCGCTCAAAAAACAGTAGATCCTCCATTGCAAGCACCGGATGACGGATTTGTTAGACCTAAAAGAACAACTCCAGGGGCTATCTTGTACTACAGAGCTGGTACTAATGATCGTATTCAGCCTGTCTTTAACGACACACGTTTAGACATTGGTGTGGAAATAACAAGAGATCGTCAATTTAGAATTAGAGAATCTTTCTTTGTAGATCAACTACAGTTAAGAGAAGGTCCACAGATGACGGCAACTGAGGTTAACCGTAGAACTGAGGAGCGTATGCGTTTACTTGGTCCTATGCTAGGCCGCCAACAATCAGAGTTCTTGGCACCATTAATTGAAAGACTATTCGATATTATGGTTAAGAAAGATTTAATCGGAGAGCCACCAGAGTTATTAAGAGGTGCTGACCTTGTTCCTAAATACTCGTCTACTATTGCAAGAGCGCAGAGAGTCGATGAGGGTAACAATACTCTTAGAGCTTTCCAAGCAAGTGCCCCGTTCTTAGAGCAGAGTCCTCAAGCGTTTGATATTATCGACGTTGAGAAGGTTGTACGTGAGAACTGGAGAAACTACGGTGCGAGCCAAACTGTTCTTCGAAGAAAAGAAGAGATAGAGGCAATCAGGGAATCTCGTGCCCAAGCGCAGCAAGAGGCTAGAGAAAGACAACAAGGTCTTGACAATGCCGAGGCTGTGCAGAAAATGAGTCCTGCAATTCAGCAAGCACAACAAGCGGAGTCGTAATGAAGAGATACACAGAGCTGGAGCTAGTGAGTATGTTCCAGCAAGTATTTACAGGAAAGAATGGAGAGGTTATTCTTGACTGGTTTAAGCATATGTACGGGGATAAGATTAGTTTTGTCCCTAATGACCCTCATGGCACGAGTTTTAATGAAGGTCAAAGATCTGTTTATTTACAGATACAAGAGTTTATGAAGAAAGATATTAAGCAACTAGAAAAAGAAAGCGAGGAAGACAATGTTTGATTATTGGAGATTAATGAATCCAATGGTAATGGATGAGGCTAGCGACGGGACTGAAGGCGGCGACGGCGGCGGTTCAACAGGTGGAACGGAACTGCCAAGTTGGGATACTGTGAAAGCAGCGTTACCTGAAGACTTAAGAGATGCTGACGCATTTAAGACTGTTACTTCTTTAGAAGGTTTAGCTAAGTCTTACGTTCATGCTCAAAAGAGTATCGGTAAAGATAAGATTGTAGTGCCAGACCAGCATGCAAGTTCTGAAGACTACAGACAGGTAATGTTTAAACTTGGTCTATCTGAGAAACTTGAGGACTATAAGTTTGGTCTTCCTGAAGGTGTAGAGGGCGATGACGATTTCGTTAAGAACTTTACTAAGGCATCTCACGAAGCTGGTGTATTACCTCACCAAGCAGAGCAAGTTTTCAAGTGGTATCGTGATTATACTACTGAAGTTGTGGATGCTCATAAAGCTAAGATGACGGCACAGCTTGCAGAAGACGAGCAGCATTTGCGCCAGGAATGGGGACAGGCTTATGACGAGAATCTACAAAGGTCTGGGATTGCTTTAAAAGAGCTTATTCCTAATGAAGCTGAGAGAAAAGAATTTGTTGAGTCAGGTCTTGCGAAGAATAAAACAGTAATGAAAATGCTGGCAAGCGCTTCTAAGTTTTTTGATGAAGACAAGATTGTAGGCCACGGTGGAGCTAAGTTTAGTTCTATGTCTCCAGAAGAGGCACTTCAAAAAGCGCGTGATATACAAGGGAATATGGACCACCCGTATAGAAACCCAAGTCACCCTAACCACCAAGCGGCTCAAAAAGAAGTCCAGAATCTTTACAAAATAGCTTATCCAAGCTAATTAAAGTTGACACCGATCCCTGAGTATGTATTATTTACTCAGGGACAATCTTAGTCGCTGAGATCCTGGCTATAAAAAGCGTGAATCCTACAAGGGACAATTCCGAGGCGAGAAACCACAAACATTTTATTAACTTTGATTTTGGAGGACATAATGTCTACAGAAATTACTACGGCTTTTGTAAAGCAATATAGTGCTGAAGTTTTCCATTTATCACAACAGAAGGGTTCTCGCTTACAAGATAAAGTAAGACGTGAAACTCAACGTGGTAAATCGGCTTTTTATGATAGAATTGGTGCAGTAACTGCACAGAAGAAAGTATCTCGTCACAGCGATACTCCACAGATTGACACTCCTCACTCTAGACGTAGAGTTACTTTAAGTGACTACGAATGGGCTGACTTAATCGACAAGGAAGATCTTCGTCGTTTACTTCAAAACCCTGCTGGCGATTATGCTATGGCTGCAATGTGGGCAATGGGTCGTGCGAAGGATGATGAGATCATCGCTGCTGCTAACGGTTCTGCTTACGGTGGAGAAGAAGGTTCAACTGAAGTTACATTACCAAACGCTCAGAAGTTAGCTTCTGTAAACTCTGGTTTTGTTAACATGAACGTAGGTTTATTACGTGGCTCTAAGAAGATTTTAGATGCTGGCGAAGTAGATCCATCAATCCGCAGATACTGTGCTTTCACTTCTAGCCAGTCTGAAAGTTTACTTTCTGAGACTGAAGTTACTAGTTCTGATTTCAACACAGTTCGTGCATTAGTTATGGGTGAGATCAATACCTTCTTAGGTTTTGAATTCGTTATGACAGAAAGGTTAGATACGCAAGTTGATGCTTTAAGTGCTAATACTACTACAGGTGTTGTTGGTTCTGGAAGTTCAGTTGTTGGTCAAAGACGTTGTATCTTCTGGGCACAAGACGGATTGCTTATGGCAACTGCTGACGATGTGCAAGCAGAGATCGAAAGACGTGCTGACAAGTCTTACTCTACACAAGTTTACGTATCAATGGGAATTGGTGCTACTCGTATGGAAGAGAAGAAAGTTGTTATCGGACTTTGCGCTGAGTAATAGGTGAGGGCTTCGGCCCTTTCCTTAGAATTTAGATTTTTAATTTTAAATAGGAGATTTTCAAAATGGCTACATTGTCAGGAAATTTATACGGAACAGAGTATAACAATAGTTATGTTGCTGAACCACAAGTAAGAAATGATGTAAGTCTTCAGCATGGACGTTTACGCTACCTTTCAGGTGAGTACACAATTCCATCTGGTGATGTTTTAGGAACAAGTGCTATCGTAAAATTATTCAAGTTACCAAAAGGTGCAAGAGTAATTGAATGTTTAGCTTCAAGTGACGACCTTGGTACTACTGGTGACTTAGACATCGGTTGGGCTGACTCTGAAGAAGTTGACGAAAACGGTACAGTTTTAGAAGCTGCTGACGACGACGGATTCTTCGCTGATCTTGATGTTAACGCTGATGCGATTAGCAGAACTGCAATGACTAACGCTGTCGCTGGATTTCGTAAGAAGTTCGCTGCGGAAGTTGATGTTCAGATTGCTATTCCAGAAGCTACAACAACTGATGGAACAATCTTTGTTGAGATGTACTACATTCTTGACTAATATTTTTTAATAGGAGGCTCCGATGGCAACAAGTTCTGTGGAGATTTGCAACTCGGCTCTTATAAAAATCGGAGCTAAAACTATTACGGCCTTGAGTGATGACACCAAGGCCGCTCGCTTATGTAATGAGCAGTACGACAAGTTACGAAAGAAACTACTCAGAAGTCATCTGTGGAATTTTGCAATATTTAGGAAGTCGCTGGCTGCCACCGCGAATACTCCTTCGTTTGGTTTTACGAATGAGTTCCTTTTGCCTAGTGACATTTTACGAATCCTGGAAACAGATTTGATAGAAGGTTCTAATTGGGTAATAGAGCAGAACACAGACGGGAACAAAGTTCTATTATGTAACTCTAGTTCTGTTAAAGTTCGTTACATAAAAGATGTGACAGACACAACATTATTTGCAACTGACTTTGAAGAAGCGCTTGCGTATATGCTTGCAGCAGATCTTGCGTATCCTTTAGTGCAATCAAGGGCGTTAATGCGAGACATGATGGCTCTTTATAAAGCAGAGGTAGCGGAAGCTAGATCATTCGACGCTCAAGAGAATTCACTAGAAGAAGTGGAAGCTAATGAGTGGACTGATATAAGGGCGTAGACATGGCTAGGTTTAATGACATAATCAACAACTTTGTAAATGGCGAAGTTAGTCCTCGTATTTACGGAAGAACTGATTCAGAGATTTACAGACGTGCTTGCAAGAATATTAAGAATATGATTGTTGTCCCTCAAGGTGGGGCACGTCGCAGGGTAGGAAGTCAGTTTGTAACTGATGAGTACTCAACAGGAAACGAGACTACATCAAACACAGGGGATATTCTAGCTCTATCTGATAGTATGAGGTTGATTCCTTTTGTTGTTTCAGAGGAAGAGTCATATTTAATACTCCTTACAGCAGATTACTTTGATGGTCTAAACCAGCATTTATTCTATGTTTACAATGTGAAAGACGAGACATTTCACCCTGTAGCATTAGGGATTGGTGATACAGTATTCTCAAGTAGTGCAAATACTACTACGGTACTGCAAGATGCGGATAAGATAAAAGAAATACAGTACGACCAGTCTGGTGACGTAATGATTTTCGCACATAAGGACATGCCGCCTTTTTACTTTGTAAGAACTGGCGTGAATGAGTTTACAGCTAACGAGTATGTTTCGACTACTCCGGTAAACTTCTCAGGGAAGATAACAGCAAACGGCGCACCTTTCAGAGATCAGAACACGTCTGATACAACATTAACTTTAAGTGCTGTCACAGTTGGGACAGGTAGAACACTAACTGCAAGCGATGATGTTTTTAATGCACTTCACGTTGGAACTATGTTTGCTTTTCAAGATAGCGGTACGATTGGTTATGCCATAGTAACTGCGTATAGTTCTGCTACTTCGGTGACAGTAGAAATTATCCAAGCATGTGCTGCGGCTTTTACATCAGGCAGTACACAATGGTATGAGTGCGCTTGGTCTGACTACAGAGGATGGCCTAGAACAGTTTCTTTCTGGCAAGGAAGACTCGTATTTGGCGGTAACGAATCACAACCAGATACTTTATGGACTTCACAACTTGGTGATGTTTTTGAAATGAATAACGATGACGTTATCGACCCTGGCGAAGCTTTAACAGAAGACGACCCACAGATTGTGACAGTAGCTTCGGATAAGGTGAATGAGATCAACTGGCTAGTAGCCGGAAGAGGAGATCTTTTATTTGGAAGTAGAGGACGTGAATACGCTGCAAGCGGTTTAGGAATAGGTACTGTTTCAGTTAGTCCTTATTCCAACAATGGTTCTGAGTATGTTCAGCCAGCGGTTGTAGATAACACGCCTATTTTTGTTCAACGTGGCTTTAGAAAAATAAGAGATATGAAGTACATTGAGCAGATCAGAGGATACACTTCCACAGATCTTACTTTCATAGCGGAGCATATAACAAAGAAAAGTTTAAGTATTTACACAAGCCCTTCTGCTCCAAAGATAAAGGGCATTACTGAACAGCGTTTAGACAACAAGCTTTTATGGGCTTGGGACAACAACGGCTATCTTTACTCTTGCACAGTAGCGGAGGAAGGTGACGTAAAAGCTTGGCACAGACATGAACTTGGTGGTGTACTGTCTTCAGACATACCAAAGGTATTAAGTGCTGCAAGCGTTCCTTCAAAAGATGGTACATATGATGAACTTCACTTACTGGTGAAAAGAACAGTGGATAGTACGGAGGTTGTATTTTGGGAAAAACTTGGGAATGATTTCTTTGAGGAGTCTCTTCACCCTGATGTTGATGCTAGGTACAGACAGCCTGTGTATATGGACGCTGCTAAAATGTTTAGAACTTCTGGTCCTGCTACTTTCTATGCTAGCTTAAGATCTGATGCCGACGCTGATACTTCTGATGGAACTGGTACGGGTACTGAAACAGGTACTATAACTTACGCCAGAGATAAGGCACAGTTTGATGACGGTAGTGCAAGCTATATTGACTGGGATGGTACAGATAATGCTGACTCCGCTCAAGTAGGTTGCATACGTTGGGACTGGTGGCCTAGTAAAAGAGGTACTAAGCAAACAATGGTATCTATCTGTAAAGCGGCTAGTGACATCGACAACTTAATTCAGGTTTCTTGGGAAGCTGATGATTCTATCGGGATTATCATTTTTGATTCTACAGGTAGTTCAGTGATTAACTCTACATTATCTGGAATTGATATTGGCGAAAGCGCTCCATCTGGATACTTGAATGGCGGGACCCCATATCACTTTGAATTAAATTACGACTTAACCAATGGTGCGACAAGACTCTTTGTTAACGGCAAGCAGTTAGGTACAACCTTTGCTGCAACAGGGACTAGAGATACAAGTATAGACCTTATTAGAATGGGAGCGGCATACAATGCTGCAACTCCTGCTTTAAATGCAAGAGGAGCTAACCTTGTTATATTCGATAGTGTCCAGCACACAGCGGACTACGAGTGGTACGAGTATCAGGGAGCGTCTACTACGATAAGAGGTCTTGATTATTTAGAGGGACAAACGGTTAAGGTACTTGCGGATGGATTGGTGCAGAGTGATAAAACAGTTTCATCTGGAAGTATAACTCTTGATGATACGTATTCTACTGTTATAGTGGGCCTTTCTTACGAGCATTTACTAGAGCCTTTAGCAATTAATTTTGGAGGGGCAATTGGAACAAGACAGGGAGAAACAACGAGGCTTGACAGGATTGTGGCAAGATTTGAAGGAACTGCGGCTTGCAACGCTGGCCCTACAGCAGATGATGTTGATTCTATTATATTTCGTGACGCTGATACTCCTCTTGCTGACCCTATCGCGCTTGTGACGGACGACAAAGAGATTTACTTAGATGGAGATTATGGACTAAATGAAACAGTTGTATTCAAGGGTTCTGATCCTTTACCATGTAACATTACATGTATTGTTGCAAGAGGTATAGCTTATGAATAATGGAGGTTTGTAGTGGACCCGTTTACGGCAGCGATGTTAATATCTGGCGGTGTTCAGATAATAGGAAAGATTAGGGCTAACCAAGCTGAAGCAGAGGCTCACGAAAGAAACGCTGAGTTCTTTCGTGAACAGCAAAAGATTTCACAGCTTGCAACTAGACGTGAATTAGATATTTTCCAGAGGGAGTCTGAAGCTTTCTTTGGCGACCAAGTAAGTGCTTACACAAAAGCTGGCGTTGATTTATCTGGAAGTATTCTGCGTTCATTGACTGAGACTAAGAGATCAGTTAGACAAGAAGAAGGAGCTATCCTAGAGCAAGGTAAGTTGCGTACAAAATTAGCTGGCATGAAAGCTGATGAGTCACTTAGAAATGCAGATAGAGCTAGAAGCAGTAACTTCTTCGATGTTATTTCAACAGTGGCTAACGTAGGGGCTTCAGTAGCCGGAAGAAGTAACCCAGAGGCTTCAAGTAAAAGTCCAGATGTATTCTTCAGTGGAAGCAACAGCGCGGTGAAAAAGGCAGGTTTATAATGGCTAGAATACCTACTAGAAGAGAAGGTCAAAGATTATCACAAGCTTCACCAGTTCAGGGCGAGAGTCCTGGAGCTGCAAGACGTGAAGGCGAAAATATAGCTAGAGCAGGTGCAGCCCTTGGTAACTTATCTGGAGCCTTGGGTAACTACTTTGAAAAGAAAAATAAAGTAGACAACAAATTATTTGAACATGAAGTTAGAGTTAGAGCCGAGCAGGTTTACCAAGAGGCTATGTTTAAAGCACGTCAAGACAAGAGACTTGAAGACGATGGCAGTAATATGCTGGCGTTATACAAAGAACACTCAAGCGGTTTTAACGAACAGATTGAGGGAATGGACGACGGTTTAAATAAACGTGTGGCTAGACGTATTTCTTTAGACGTTTCAAACGGGTTTACCAAGAAAGTTTATAGTAATATGATAGGCTTCGATGCTGCCCATAAAGCTAAAAGAGTTGAGGACTTTAGGGACTCGATGACTACTACAATGATGGCTAACCCAGAAGCATCTTCCATTGATGAAGCTAGGAATAGGTTTACTGACTATGTGGATGCGTTAGGTTTAGATCCTGAGACTAGAGCAAAGGTAGAATCTGAGTTTAATGAAAGTGCAGACTTGGCAATAGCCCAAGGCCATGCCTTAAAGGGTAACTACCAGAGTGCTACTGAACATGTAATGAATAGTGATAACTTTTCCCCCAAGCAAAAAACATCGTTGGTGAAAGACATTATTAATCAGCAACAACAGGTTGCTAATATTAATTACACACGAGATCAGAGGGAACGTACTCAACAGAAACAAGCATTGCAAGATCAGCGTGAAGACTTTTCAAGTGCTGTAATGAATAAGTTGATTGAAGCTGGCGATGACTTGCAGACGATAGCTGAAGTTGAAGCAGAGGTACAGTCTGTATTCCAAGCTAATCCGACTCTTGCTACAAAAGAAATTAGAAATATAGTAAAGTCTTTTAAAGATCCTGAGCGCAAGCAAGTACAAGATGAAGTCTTTTATGATTTTCAGGAAAGGATTTATAAAGGACGTGACATGAAAAGCCTGATGGCAGATATAAACGCTGCTATTGGTAATAGGGAACTTGACCCAAGAGATGCGGTAACTCTCCTTAATAGGCTTAGAGCTAATTCTAAGAAATCGACAAGTGATAAGTCTTTTGCGATTGATAAGAAGGCTGCTGAGTCTTTACTTAATGCGACGGTTACGCCTGATGGATTTGATATAACTGGTGCTTTTTATAAGGGTAAGAACTTAGCCAGAGTAGCTGGAGTTAGAGAACTTTACGCAGTTAATATCGACAAGGGTATGCGTCCTACAAAGGCTATGCGAAAAGCTTTGATTGCTTCTGGTTTAACACCAAAGGTAATTATTCCTCATATTCCTTTGGATGCTCAAGACGATGCTCAAAAGGTAGAGTTAATCAAAAGAAAGATCGTAGACGATATTAAGGGCGGTAAGTTAAAATCAAGGGACGATAAGAACAGAGCTAGAGATATTCTTAAAGCTATCCCTGAGTTTATTAGAAGAGAAAACGAGAAGAAATCCCTAGAGGAACTTATTCGATTAGATAAGGTAGAGGAAGGTAAATAATGGCTGATGTTACAGATCAAGAGTTACTAAGACTAGCCAATGAAGCTGACACAGGAGATGTTACTACAGCTCCAGAAGTGAAGACTGAATCACAGGTCAGGCAAGAAAGAGAATCTGAAGGCCAGAACTTTCTAGATGTAATGCAAGCAGATGTTAGAGCGCAGGAAGGTGAAGTAAGTACTGAGACTGTGAAGCAAGCCGCAGGTGGAGTTTTGGACATAGGCCAAGACTTAATAAACACAACTCACGATATTTTAGACTGGGGAGAGAATTGGCTGGCTGAAATGGGAATTGGCGAAGGTGATGTTTTTGAGCCTGGTAAGGCTACAACTTTTGCGGAGAAGATTATTCCTCCAAGTGCTAACCCTGTAGACAACGTGGTACGTGGTGTTGTTAGTTATGTTATGCCTTATGCAGGTCTTTCAAAGATAGTTACAGGTGGTTCTAAGGCTATCAAAGCAAGTAAAGCTTTAGCTGGTTCTGCTGCCATTAACGGTGTCTTAATGGACCCTGATGAGAAACGTGTGGCAGACTTCGCCAATGAAGTGCCTATGCTTTCACCGCTAGTGCCAAGCTGGTTACTTTCTGATGAAGACGATGAGGCTTTTGAGTCTAGGGTTAAAAACTCTGTAGAGAGTTTATTGGTTGATGCAGGACTGGCAGGACTTGGAACTGCTGTTGCTAAGTCTTTTAATATGGTTAGAAAAGGGCGTAAGCTAAAAGCTGCTCAAAAGACTGGTATTCCTGCGGTTGAAGAAAGTGCTGTTGGTGACGCTATACCTTCAAAGGAAACGGCTAAACCAAAGGTAGAAGCTAAACCAGTTACTCCAGAGGAAGATGAAGTTCTTAAAGCTTTGTATGAGCCTTCGGACTTTAATGCAAAAGACTTGGAGACAATACAAGGAGCTAATTCTTTAGAAGAGTTAGAGGCAGCTTTCCTGGAAACTTCTAAACACGCTGAGATCAAGAAGATAACAGCTCTTGCAAAACGTGGTGAAATACCGCAGGAAGAAACTACATTACGTGCAGTTGGGATACTGGCGAATAAAAAGAAATTTAATGAAGTTCTACAAAGGTCACATACTCCAGGTGAAGTTTTAAATGCTGAAGAGATTAGAGCCGTAGACATTTTCACTAGAGCTAAGGTGAATGAAGTTGTAGACTTCATGGAAAACATTAAGAACTTTGATGGTGACGACATAAACCTGCAAGCGGCTGTACTTAAAATGCAGGAAGCTCAGGTTGCAATGATGGGTAGGAACTCTACTTTCTCTGAAATTGGTAGAGCCTTGAACATCGCTAAAGTCACTGACACAATGGAACTCTCTGACTTAAGAAGAGAGTATTTAAACCAATATATGAAAGTGGTGGGGAAAGATAACGCTGTTGATCTTGTGAAAGAGATGGATAAGATTAGGAAATTAAAAAAACCTGCTGACTTACGGAACGCGATTAGAGCAATGGGGCAAGGTAGACTTGATACATTATCTAAGAAATTCCAAGGTTATTACTTATCAAACTTAATTGCAGGTCTTGGTACTACTAAAACAGCAATGGTAGGTAACGCATCATACGGTGTTGTAAGATCTGGAGAACTGGCAATACAGGGTATGATATCACCTTTCATAAAAGGCGCAAGCGTTGGTGAAGTAGTTTCAGCAGCTCGTGCAATACCAACTTCATTTATCGAAGGTTTAACAAATACAAAAGACTTCTTTGTTCACTCAAAGTTACCTACAGATATTACTAAGCAAAGATTTACTGACACTAAGAGAGTATTTACTGACACTATGGAGAGTTTAGGTTTAGCCGGAGAGACGGGTTCTGCTTGGAATAAAGTAGTTCATACGACAGGTAACTTAATAAGTGGGCAGGGTAGACTTCAAGCGGTGGATGCTTTTTCAAGGACTGTGGCTAAACGATCTACAATGAACCAGTTGGTTTATAGGGATGCTGTAGAAGCAGGTTTGAAAGAGGGTACTGAAGAGTTTTCTCAACATATGTCAAAGCTTATTGCTAACCCTACGCCAGAGTTAATTAATACAGTTGAAGGCGCTGCAAGTAGAGCAGCATTTGGAGCTAGAGCAAGTGAAGTACCTATTATAGGAACTGATGACTTAAATGTTGGTGAAGTGCTTAATTACTTTGAAAAGGGTTTATCTAGAATACCTGTGGTAAACGTAACAGTTCCTTTCGTAAGAACAGCAACTAACCTTGCGGACTTCTCGGTACAAAGAGTACCTGGAATTAACTTACTTAGCCCTAAGATTAGAGCAGGATTTGCGTCTGGTGGTGCGGCAAGGGCTGAAGCAATCTCCAAGACAATAATGGGTACTTCGGTACTAGGAGCTGCGGCCTTTTTAACTCACCAAGGTCACATGACTGGTGGGAATGCTGCTTCAAGAAAGTTTAAAAAGAAATTAACTGGAGATTCTAGGTACGGTGAATACGTATTAAATATCCCAGGTCGAGATAAGCCAGTTAAGTATGACAGGTTAGATCCTTTGGGAACTCTACTTGGAATAGGCGCTGATCTTGCGGAGATTTCAGGTTATGTAAGAGACGACAACTTCACAGACCATGAAGAGTTAGTAGGAGCGGCTGCAATTTTAGTTAAAGATTTAATGATACCTGAAGGACCATTAAATAACTTTGGTGATCTTGCAAGGTTCTTATCTGACCCTAAGCCTGGCAACGTACCTTTAAGTTTAACTGGTTTTATCCCTATGGGTGGGTTAGTTAAAGAAGCTACAAAAACTGGTACAGTAGCATCTGATCCTATAAAACGTGACACTAAATCAAAGGCCAAGGGTATTATGAAAGCCTGGGACGAGGTTTTCAATAAAGCCTTAGATACAATAGGTCTAGGTAAAGATATGCCACCATTACTAAACGTACTTGGTGATGAGGTAGCTTATCCTCCTGGCGTTAAGGTTGAACACGCGCTACCATTTTTTAGACATGATCTAACTAATGAGAACATGGACCCTGTTTATAAAGAACTTTATAGGCTGGCACCAGATGAATTTACAGATGCAGCAGAACCTTTTAGAGAACTGCTTTCAATGCCAGATCGAATTGTAAACTTCGGTATGGTTGTAGGTAGTACAGGGATTACTTCTAAGGCCCAAGAGGGTGTATTTAAGTATGAATTAGATGCTAAACAGTACCATAAACTAGTTAAATTAAGTGCTGGAATCGGCCTTGGTGGACCTACTCTTAAGCAATCTTTATCTAAATTAATAGATAGCTTTGCATACAAAAACGCTCCTACTGATCTTGCAAGAAAAGCAATGATATACCAAGTAGGTAAGCAGTATAGAAGTCTTGCGAAGAAAAAGATGATGTCTGAGATCGAGGGAGTTGAGGAAGAATTTAAGAGAATGGAACGTAAATTTAGACTTAAAGTTCAAGGGAGATAGTAAATGTCTATAAGTAATTTAACAGTTAAAGCTACTTATGTTGGCGACGGTGCAAATACTACATTTGCTATCCCTCACGCCAATGTTGTAGATGATTCAGCCGAAGTAAAGGTTTACATCAGGGACGAGTCAACTCCTACTGCAATCACTGAGGCACTTCAAACAGAAGGCGCACTTCAAGACTATACTTTAACAGGGGCACCGGACGCCTCCTCGTTCCACACGGACGTGGAGTTTAATACCGCACCTGCAAGCACGGATAAGGTTATTGTGATTAGGGAGCTACCTTTAACCCAGCCTCTTGATCTTACAAATGCTGGCAACTATAGCCCAGCGGCCCTAGAACTTGCGTACGATAGAGCGATTGCGATGATTCAGCAGTTGAATGAGATCTTAACCAGGGTTCCAAGGCTTTCTATCACGGAACAAAAGAGTGAAGCCAATATGACTTTACCTGTAACCATACCTGAGAATGGTATTTGGGGATTTGACGGAACTGACGGAATGAAGTTCTGGACTCCAGCGGAATTACTGGAAGAAGTTGAGGATGTGGAAATTGGTGCAGGGTACGGGGACAAAGAATCGGATACTTTAACCGATGGTCAATCAGCTACCAATGTAACTGGTATGACGATGGATAGTTCAACTGAAACAAGTGCAAGGTGGTTTGTAGAAGTGAAGGTTACATCAACTGCTGGCACTAAGTTTTTAACAGGCCATGTGGTAGGTCATTACAATGGAAGTGCATACTCGGTACACAAGAGTTTATTTGAGGGTGACATTTTCCAGGCAGATTTCACGATTGATGCTGGACAAGTTAAGCTTGCTTTAGGTACTCTTGGTGGGACTGGTTTTTCAGGTACGATTAAATTTAAAAGAATGGTTTTGGAGGCATAATGAGACGGGCAATACATATCATATTAATAGTACTGTTTACCAGTGTGGCGGCTTGGGGTGTATCTCAACTGCCAGAACTACAGGTAGATAACATAAATATAAATGGCAACACAATAAGTTCTACAAGCGGTAATATAGCGTTAACGCCTACAAGTGACTTAGCAATTACTGGAAACACAACTACAACTGGGACCATAGATGGTAGAGATGTTGCAGCGGACGGTGTTATTTTAGATAGCCTTGATTCTATTCTTGGTGACATTACAAGTGCTGAAGCAGATCAAATTGAAAACATTGATTCGGTGACAATCTCCAACACACAGTGGGGATATTTAGGTGTACTAGACCAAAGTCTAGTGACAACTGATACGCCTACTTTTGATGGTTTAATACTAACAGATCCAATGACTTTAAGCCATGAGACGACACCAAGTAATCCTTCCTCTGGCAACGTAAAAGTTTATGCAAAGAACGATGACACATTGTATGTGCTTAATAGTTCTGGAACAGAAACAGCAATAGGGGCTGGCGGTGGCTCCGGTCTTGGTGGTATCACTTACTTTCCAGACTTTGAAGCAGATGACACTTCAAACGTAACTACTTATGACGACGGGGCTGCGAACCCTGTGGATGGTACAGGTGGAACGGTTGACTACTTAACGGTATCAAGTGAGACTTCAGTTCAACTATCAGGTGACGCCAGTTATAAGATTGCAAAGTCAGCCAATGATGCTCAAGGTGAAGGCTTTGCCATTGCTTCAGATAACTTTTACAGGTTGGAAAAAGTCGGACCTAATACAATGGTCGCTTCATTTAGTTATGAAACCAGTACCAATTATGCCAGTGGTGACGTTACTATTTGGTATTATTTGATAGGCTCAAATGAGATACATCAATGTGTTGGAACGACAGTTATTGGAACAGGTCCACCAACAAATGAATTACTGAAAGCCGATGACGGTTCTGATTATAAATGTTTATTAAATGCCACAAGTTCTGACACGAACTTAAGGTTTATCTTTCACGTGGCGAGTACCAATGCCACAGCTTATGACGTTTACGTTGATAGAACAAAGCTTGCGCCAGACGAACTAGTTCCTGGGTTTATTGGAAGTGAGTGGGAGACTGCCACGGTAACAGATAGCTGGACGAACAGCACAGTATCGGCGAAAAAAAGAAGGGTAGGTGACTCGGCAGAGTATGAAGTTACGGTCCAATTAACGGGGACACCAGCAAGTACTACAGTTCTTGATTTAACATTAGATGAGACAGTCGATGAATCAAAGATAAGTCAATCTAATGATAGACCTTCTATAGGTGCTGCTTTTCTATTCGACTCTGGCACAGCGGGAAATAGACAACACGGGCAAGTATTCTTTTATCAACCAGGTAACACAGTAAGAGTGCTAGCAGACGGGGCATCTGTAGTAACAAATACAAGTCCCTTTTCTTTTGTCTCTGGGGATTATGTAAGTTTTAAATTTACAGTACCAATAGAAGGCTGGAAGTCAGGGGCTTTATTTTCTAGTGCTGCGGTTGATTATAAGAATGTTGATGTGCGCGGCTCAGGAAACGGCGGGACATCAATCACAGCCAGTACTACCAATCTTGATTTTACTGAAGTAAGTGACGAACTAGGTGCGTGGAGTGGTTCCCAGTTTACTGTCCCTGCTGATGGCAAGTATGTATTTACAGGAGCGGTGGGGACTACCGCGAGCCAAGCCGCAACTATGTATCTTTATATTGATGGAACAATAGATATACCTGTATCTAACAATCCAACAGCAACCACTATAAAAACTTTTCATGCAGAGAAATACTTAGAGAAAGATCAAGTAGTCGGGATTAGAAGTGATACAGGCTTTACTTTATTTAACTCTATAAATCATTACCTATCTATAGCCAGTGTTCAAGACACTTCAAAGCATAGTGAGTATAGAGGGACGAAGAAAACCCAAATAAAATATTTAACGGCAGATATAACTACAAATACAACTATGAGTGATTTAACCTTTTCAAACTTAGTTGTTGGTCAGTGGTATGAGGTTGACTTACATGGTAGGGCCGCTCTAACGGCGGCAACCACAGACAACGTGGATATAAATATTGAGCATGATGGCTCAAAAGTGGCTAGGCAAATTATACCTTTATCTTTTAACGGGGCAGCCGATCTTCGACATACATCTGCGGTATTTCAAGCGACAACAACAACTCTCACCTTTGTGTCTGCGAGTGTTGGCGGTAGTTCTGTTATTAATGGCAATTCGTCCAAGGATGAGACGTGGGCGCAATTAAAAGAAATTGAACCTTTAGTGGAAACAACGGAGTGGTAATATGGCAGATAAAGATTTAGTGGACTATTTTATAAAGCATACTAACGAAAGGCTTTCAGCTATTGATAAAAAGATGGATACACTGATTGCCTTTAAGTGGCAAATAATAGGCGGCGCAGGAGCCGCAAGCATAGTAGTCACGTTATTAATTCAATTTGCAATGGAAGTGCTTAAGCACAAACAAATATAAGGGGGACATATGTCTGAAGAAAAGAAAGCTGTAATGGCTGAAGTAAAAGTAGAGAACGGCATCATCAAAGTACACGCTGAGATTGATGTTATTGATGCACTAGAAGATCTAGCTGCAAAGTCTGACAACACTGTTGATGACGCTCTTGTTAAGATTGTGGCTGCGGCTAGAGAAAATCTTGACTGGAAGGGTGTAGCCAAGGAATTAATGTAATGGGTGCGCTTTCAGTAGTCCTATCCAAGGTGCTTTCGAGCGCCTTGGTGTGGGGACTAGAAAAGTTTTATATTTGGATTAAGAACAAGCATGCAGAAGATAAAGACAACGAGAAAACAACTGAAGCTGCGAAAGAGTTCAAGAAAGGAAATGAAGTCATAGCCGATAGAATTATTAAGGCAGAGGAAATAACCGATGAAGATGTTCAGAAAGCTAGAAAAGCGGCACGTAATCTTATTGGTCGCTTTGGCGATATTTAGCCTTGGTGCCAGTTCATGCGATAGGCAAGAGAAAGACTTTGATTTCTGGTACTTAGAGATAACTCCAGAGTATAGGTTTCAATGGTGTGTTCCTATTGAAGTTGAAGGTAAGGAAGTCTGTGAGAAGACTATGACCTTAACTGAGTCACACAAAAAAGGTATGATCGGCACGACTACTGAAGACTTTGAAGAGTTGGTTATGCGTTACAATAAGCTGAAAAGGGATTGCGGTAAGTGAGAAAAATAGAAAAGAAAATGTATAATTGGATTGATAGCAAGCTTCATAGCAATGGAGTTGCCCAACACGCAATAGTTCATAGGGACGCGCGTTTACTTCTTGTCTGTGCAGCGCAAGCTTGCGTAGGAATAAGAGAGGAAGGCGGTAACAATAGAGGAGAGTTCGTTGAACTTATCCAAGAGACTATTGGTGGTGCTGTATCTGAGCCTTGGTGCATGAGCCTTGTTCAGACTCTGATTGCCTACGTTGAGAATAGGTTTAAGATTGTGTCTCCAGTTTTTGCAACTGAACATGTCCAAACTTGCTGGAATAAAACGGACCAGGAACAAAGGATTAGGTTCTATCCTTTACCCGGCGCTGTCATTATCTGGAGAAAGGGTAAGACTAATTCAGGTCACACTGGAATTGTATTTGCCACAGATGGTGACGAGATGTGGACACTTGAAGGTAACACTGAAAAAGGTGTTGTTGATGGTCACGTTGTAAGAGACGGTGGCGGTGTTTACCTGGTGAAGAGAAACATTAAAGGCACAGGAAGCATGTTAGTCAGAGGCTTCCTTAAACCGTTCTAAGCACCGACTTGAAGCTTAATGAGTTTTTGAATGTAAGGTTGAACCATGAAACTTTTGTTTCTCCAGCCACCCCAATACTTGTTAAGCTTTTTTCTTTGCTGGTTAATGCTGATTATATTCCTGATAAACCACTTGCCAATTAAAGTTGGTTGATGTTCCAAGGCTACTATCACTTGGCCAAGGAATGTTATGTTGTCTTCATTACTGTTAAGCCTATCGAATATAGTAGCAAGCAGTAACCAAGCGTCACATAGATAAAGCAGAGTCCAGTCAGAGAATCCAGCCACTAGGACCTGGGATTCGGTCTCGAGCAGAGATAACGACGGATCCATGGCCGCGGTAAGGGAGACGCAGCTCCTCCCAGCCGATCCCAGGCCTTCTCTTTTATTAAGATGAATCAATTTTGGTCTCATCTTAATAAACTAGGGTAAACTCCTTATAAGTTTACAATTAATTCTCCCAAGGGTTTACAATTGGGTTTACAATCACTATAATGGGGCTTTCTTTTTGAATCAAAAATTGGGGAGAGTGCCACATATCTTCCCTGAGCTAAAAGATGAACTCCGTTAAGTAGTCTGACTGGCAATAGTTGG